ACTGTTCCATCCGCTTCCGTTATCTTTAGTGTTAATGTTACACCATCACTTGTATACTCAATGGTGTTTCCTTCCAAGGTTATTGTACCTGAATCAGAGGGTGTTTCGCCAAAGAGGTTGTTGACTAGCTGTCTAGATAATTCAGCATAGACTCTTGACTCCAGGTTCCTTAAAAACCTAGCTAGTGTACTGTTTTCTTTTTCTCGTTCTATTTCGTCTTGTAATGCTTTTATTTCTTCTTTAATTGTGAGCTTACGAGAAAACTCTTGGTTTTCGATTGTAAGATAATGTGATGATGTTCCTATGCCATTAAAACTAGGAGACTTAAACTTATGAACTATTTGGTCTGCTTGTATGTTTTGTACGAGTATTCCGATACACAACACAACACCTATAAGCATTACAATTCTAAGTATTAAAGTTTTTTCTGATTCTTCTTTTCTGAGTTTTAACTCAGCGTTACTTGGTCTTCCTCTTTTTCGTTTTTCCATTACCAATCCTCCTAATGTAAAACTCTTTCCCTTCCTTCTTGATTATCGTCATCTACAACAATTCTAGCTTCACCAACTATAACCACACCAAAAACCTGAGCTTCTAAATCAGCTTCTTCAAAACTGTTAGCGTATATAAAAGGTCCTTCAAATATACGGTCACCTATTTTAAACTCAGTTAAATATACTTTCATTAATCTTTCCTTTGGTCATCTCTATCTGCTTTTGCTATTCTATCTGTATTCATAAGTTGTGGTACACCTAGTATAGTCTTCAAAAGAGTGTCTTGTCTAATTATCTCATTATCTACAGAACGTACTCTATCTATAAGAGCCACTAAAATACCGTGTTGTGAATCTAATTTTTGACCTAACCGTTCTTCTATCTGTGCTATTTGAGCACTTACTTTTTCGTCAAGAACATCTACTTTAGTTTCCATTCCGTCTATAATTTTATTAATAAGTTTCCAAATAAATAAACCTAAACCAATAGCTGCTGCTATGGGAAATCCGACTTCATTAATTAATTGAACTACAGAGTCCATCACGTTACTGGTTCAAACTCACCTAGTTCTATTAATTTTTGTCTGTTAACTAGGTGTTCTTCTTCTACATCATTTTTAGACTGACCAAAGTAAGCTACGGCTAAAAACTTTTCTATCATAGCTTCGTTTATATTTAAACCATCAACAACTACGTTTCCTAAAACTCTACCATACTTACCTCTAGAGTCTTTTAATTTAGTTTCTATAACAACTTTAGAACCGTTTTCTACTGCTTCTTTTAAGAAAGCCGAAGCCATTTTTCCTCTAGCTTTCTCATCCAGGTCACGAGTACGTGACTCGGGAGTATCAATACCATATAGACGAACACGAGACTTAAACATAATATCAAACCCAAGGTCCAACACAACATCAATCGTATCACCATCAACCACTCTATCAACTTTACAACCATATTCATACATTAGCACTTCCACCTTTTTCTTGCTTGTCGCAATCGTGAGTTAGGGTCTTTAGCTGCTTTAGGAAATTTTTTCATTTGTCCTGCACTTCTAGCACAGTAAGACTTTCTCCTTTTTGCTGCTTTACTTCCTTTTTTAACTTTTCCAGTGACCGCTGTTTTTAATTTACTTCCAGGATTTTTAGCTCTATATGCTTTGACTCCTTTCTTAGTCATTCCCGCACCTGATTTAGTTTTACGGTAATTACCGCCTTTACCAGTAGTACGTTTTATAGACTTTTCCTTTTTTCTAGGCATTATTTCTTCTTGCTTTTCTTCTTAGGTTTTTTAGCTGTCTTAGCAGAACGTTTAAAATCTGCAGATGTAGGAGCACCTTTAGCTCCTTTTTTACGCATCTTCTTTCCTTCTTTACGTTTCTTGTTTATATTATAATAAAGACCTTTTTTAGCTGTTCTGCCGTCTTTAGTTTTATGTGTTTTCTTTTTTGCTGGCATTATTTCCTCCAAGAAGCTTTAGCTTTTGTTTTACTTTTGTTACTTAACTCACCGAAATGAAAAAGTTTTTTACTGTTTTTGTTATGTGTTTTACCTGAGTGTAGGGAACCGTCAGACATTTTATGCATTCCGCCTTTATGTTCTGTGCCGTCTTTTTTATAATGTTTAACGCCTTTCATTCAGCCTCCTTTTAAAACTCTATCTTTTAATCTTATCGCCCTTGGACCTACTTGTATAGCCCAACGACTGTCTAACATTTCAACTGCTGCTTTATCCCATTTCTGTTCTTCCATCGCAGATAAGAATTTTTTAAATTTTAATAACCTAGTTACGCCTAAATTAAAACACATATTAGCCATAACTCTTTGTAAATCTTCAGGTAAACTTTTCCACCATTCCATGTTTCTATCTAAATCATTTATAACATTTTGGATATCTTTTTCGAAACATTCTGTAATTCTTTCTTCAGAAACAGGTGTATCTACTTCTTGTCCGTGTTCAGGGTCTGTTTCTAGTATTAAATGACCAATACCAAAAGTAGGGTATCCTAGATGGTCTAGGTATATTTTATCAACACAACCTTCATCAAAAGTTAATTCTTCTTGTAGTTTATTCATGTCCATAATATCCCCTTTTATAATATTTCTATTGTTGTATTTCCACCAGTTGATACACTTATTTGTCCAAGAGACATAGTTCCCTGAACTCCTTTTTCTGTTCCTGAATAAATATCTACCCATGTTGTTCCTGTCCAAAGTTGTAATTGTTGAGTTGCTAAATTCCAAATAATATCGCCCGTATTAAATTGATTAAGATTTCGTTCAGTTTCATTAACGTTTACAGTTGAACCAATATTAACTCTATTTAAACTTAATTCTAATACTCTAACTAATCTATTAAAAAGTTCTGGTGAAAGAGGTCCTATAGCAACAGGTAACTTAGTTTCTAATAGTTTAGCCATTACCTTTTACCATCGGGTTTTAAATCTATACGAGTAGCCCCCGCTCTAAAACTCATTCCTATCGCTGCGGTATCTGTATCATTAGACTGTATTCTTAAAACAGCTTGACGTCCTCTAACTCTTGTATCTATTTTAGTAGTAACAGAAGTACACGAACTTGTTACTGCTGTTGTTAATTCTTCTCCAGGAAAATTTCTTCTTTTTAAAACGAGGTCTAAGGTTTGACCATTAGCCCCTGTATCCGCATTCCCAATAAACTTTATATCAGGTATTATTTTGCTTATAGATTGAAAATCATCACCTTCCCCTAAATCGAAATCACTTGATTCTATAAACACATTAGTCATAGCTGTTCCATCATCATCTACACCTGTTTCATGGTTATAACAATAACCAACATAATCAACATCGGTAGACGTTGCTTTAGGTTCTGCAAAAATTCCTTCGTCTAACCAAGAAGTTCTAGAAAGTTCTCCAATCATCCAAAGATTTTCTTCATAGTTATATGTAACATATCTGTCAATAACTGTTGTTCCTGAAGAACAGTAAAACCAACCTACTTCGTTAAATGCTTTATTAACGAAACCAAATATTTGATAACTTTGTGTTTGATTTATATCATCAAAAACGTATGCATCTACACTACAAGGAAGCTCTTGTACTTGTCCAGAGTATGTGTAAAATCCTTTTTTGTCCATCCAAAAAACACCTTTAGGAGTGTTTACCATAGCATTAGGTCCAACTAAACCAACACCTTCATTAACTAAATTAATAGCAAAAGTAAAAGGTTGACCCACAAAAGTCATAGAATATAAAGAAGTGTCTGTCCAAATAAGTGTTTCTTGACGAGCTCTCGTTGCTCCTACTATTGCTGAACCTGCAGATAACCTAAAAGAACCTGCCGTATTTGTTGGAAGAGGTTCCCATTCTTCTACTCTTTCTTGGTCGCTCCAAGCTATAAACATAGGGTCTAGTGCTCCTGTTCTAGCTGTGCCGCCTTCATTCAAAGGGTCTGCACCAAAACAAATAACATGTCTGTCTACGTCAGACACCATAACTTGTAATGCTAATGTAGGTGTTAAATTTGCACCTGTAAGAGCTGATAAAGCTACTGCTCTCTCATCAGTACCCTCGCTTTCATCCCAGTAAAAAACACCACCACCACGAGGACACATAAGTAAATCTTCTCCGAAGTTATCGTGTGACCAAAGACGTAATTGGTTTGTAGAACCTAATGCTGATACACTACCCCATGTACCTGCTCCCCAATAATCAGAACCCCAACCTGTAGAAGGAACATAAACATCTAACCCTACGTTTATTTGATAAGCACCATCAACTCCTGAACCACCGTTACCACTGTCACTAGAGTTTGCTGTTGCTGTTGCGGTAAATGTGTATGTATTTCCAGTAGGAACTGTAACAACTTGATATTCTTGATTTAAAACTGCGGCTGTTATATTGCCACCTAAAGTAGCTGCTCCGCTAAAAGTAACAAAATCTCCTATAACTGCTCCATGACTTGAATCTGTCGCAGTTATTGTAGCACTACCATCAGTAGCTGCAAAAGTTATACCATTGGTTGTTGTTGCACGTATAGGAGTTACATCGTTATAAACTTCTCCTTCTTTAACGTAATACTTCCAAGTAGTTCCTAACCCTAAATATTTAGTGCCATCTAAATCTACCCAAGCATGAAGTGCTCTGCCTGACGACTGAAAACTATTTGGAGAAGCTTTAGTCCAACCGCCTATTTTTTCTGGTAAACCTTTACGGAAACGTACTAAATTAGAATTAAACCAACCACCTTCGTTAGAGTAAGCAGTTCCCTCTTTATTGATTCCTGGTTTAAATAAAAGTTTTTGTAGAGGCATCTATCCTCCTTATAAAAACTTAGTTAGGACTATTGACCCTATAATAAACGGATAAACACCCCAAAGAAGCATTTCTAATCTTTTAAATTTTGCAGAACCTTCGTCAAGTCTTTTTTCAATATAACCGTAACGAACAGCACATTCTCTTTCATGTGCGTTTAGTTCTGCTAATGCGTCCTTTACGGTAGGCATTATTTCTCCTTTGCTTTACCAATATTCAAAGCTAATAAATCAACAAACTTATATAGTTTACCTATCCAAGCGTCGTCTTTTGGCGTAGGTGTTGAAGCCGCTATTAAACTAGCAACTGTTACTATAGTTGTTACCCACATAATTATATCTACCATTATTTTTCTCCTTTGTTTTCGTTCAACACCTCATCAGCTTCTTCTTTAGTTGAATCTATAAAAGCATTTTGGAAAACGGTTAAGGCTGCTTTAATTTGATCTAAATCAAATTGTATTTTGCCTTCTTTGTTTCTTAAATCAGTTATTTGTTTAGCAAGATATTGTTGTTTAGGGGTCATTTCTGACTCTAAGATTTCTTTATCTCCTATAACAGCTTTATTTTCTTCTTGTTTGACAGTTTCTTTATTTTCCATGGTGTCCTCCTATGGTTTTATGCACACTTGTCGGTGTGGTGGTTTAAAAATCTATTCTAGTTACCAAGGTACTCCCCACGCTGTTGGTGGTGTTTTGCTTTTAGTAATTTGTGCAGCTACTTTAGTTTCTACACGAGTAACTTCTTCTGAGCCTAGTGTAGCTTTTATCCAAGCTACTACATTAGCTTCTGTAAGACTGTCGTAAGCTACATAGCCTCCTGCACTTGCGTCAGGCGTATAAGACTCCATTCCTGATACTATGCCTGTATGGTCTACACCATCTACTGTTTCAGTTTCTTGTGCGGTCCAGGATGCGTGTATTACGCCTTTGTCAGAGTCGTTGTTGTACTCTGTGTTTGTTATTGACCATGTTACTGCCATTTTTATTCTCCTTTATTTGTTTTCTAAAGCTGCAATACGAGCTTTAAGTGATTCAATTATTTCTTGTTGTTCTTGCATTGCTTTTATCATATAAGGTGTAAGCCTTCCATAATCTACCGACCAAGGGTCTTGTGTTTCATCTTCAAGTCCGACTGTTACTGCTTCTGGGTATGTTTCATATAATTCTTGTGCTATAAATCCGTTTGCGGTATTGCCGTGTTTTTTCCAATCAAATTGACGAGGTTGCACTTTTAATATATTTTCAAGCTGTGAAGGCATATCTACAATGTTTTCTTTTAATCGTTCATCTGAAGAAGTGTTGTAAGAAACATTAGAAGAAGATGCTGCTGTGGATATAGAGCCAAGCACTGTATCAGAATCTGCAAACTGCACCATTTTATAGCCGTCTTGTATAGCGGAATCTCCTGTAGTTTGTAAGTATAAAATTGATTGTGAGCTGTTGTTAATTGACGAACTACCATTTTGTAAATAAGCAGTAATTGTACTGTTACCTCCTTCAAAAACAGAAAGTCTTGCACCCGTTACATCAGCTCCAATACCCGTTTTTCCTGCAGCGCCATCTACTATAAAAGCGTGAGTTAAGTTGTCAGATTCAACTCGGAAGTCAGCGTCTACAGAACCTTCGTTAAATACAGCGTGATTACCTGCCGCAGGGGTTGCAGTAAAAGCACCCGTTGCTGTAACCTCTAGTCGGTCAGTACCAGTATCAACACCATCTGAGTTGACACGAAATGAGCCACCTGACCCCGAAGAAATACCTAGAGCAACATCGCCAGGCTTTGAAGCGTGAGAGTGTCCATACAATGCTATTCCCCCACCAAAACCCGAAGAAATACCTCCAGCTTGCATCCTTAGTATGCCTGCATAGCTAGCAGTTTCTCCTCCAAGAAGTATACTCCTAC